TCAAAACTTAAAACTGCTGTAACTAAAAAAACAGGACTAACTGCAAGAGAGAAAGCTAGACGTAAATCTTTTTGTGCCAGATCAGCAGGTCAAATGAAAAGATTTCCTAAAGCTGCTAAGAATCCTAACTCAAGACTTAGACAAGCAAGAAGAAGATGGAGATGTTAAGGCGACCATTTCTGATCGCCTTAATTTTTTATTTAATATGAGCAACCTTAAATGCTATTGCTTTTTTTTCCTGCTCTCTAAACTCTTTCTTAAATTGTTTCACTAATCTTTCTAAAGTGAACTTACAATTTTGAGAACCGAAGTTTTTAATGATGTCGCTTTCATATCTAACAACACCTTTTTCACTACCATACTCAGTTACTCCACTTTTAATAAATCTAATTTTAAATTTATTATTGAAGCCAACTTGATGTGATAGAATTTTTATAATTCTAGCAACTCTCAGTTTTGGGTAATCCCCACAACCATAACCAACTAGAATTACATCTCCTAATGTTATCATATTGCCTTTCTGTTTTTTTGTTTTCATAATATCAGTATATACGATTTGGATACATAAGTCAATATACAATTTGGATACATATTGTCGCACCTAATTGTTGTATTTATGTTACACTTGTTGTAAAATTGCAACAGTTGTAAAATTGCAACACTTGTTGTATTTTTGCAACACTAGATGCTTAGAAAAAAAACTTGGAACAAAAATAAATACAGAGAATTTATTTGTGGGTATTGTAATTGGTGTAAAAAAGAGTTGTTGAATACCATGGGTGGATGGATTATAAATGCAGAAAAGAAACATTTTTGCCATGATGGTAGAGATGGTTCTTGTTTTGATAAATACTGTCATATAAAAAAGGAGGCACAATGCCAGGACACTATGGAAAAAAAATGAAGAAACCTATGGGTAAAAAAAAGAAAATGGATAAGAAGAAAAAAGGCATGAAGATGAAAGGTAAAAGATAATGCCAGGTAAAGGTAAAAAAAAATATAGTAAGAAACAAATGAAGATAGCTCGTGTTGCTGAACCTAGAGATAGGATTACAGGAGCTGACTTTGCAAAGTTAAGAAAGAGTAGAAAGAAAAGATATGGCTAAACTTTGTGCAAAAGGTAAAGCTGCTGCTAAACGAAAGTTTAAAGTATATCCATCAGCGTATGCGAATATGTATGCTGCTGGTGTATGTAGCGGTAGAATAAAACCTAAAGGTACAAAAAGAAAAAGAAAGTAATGTCTAAAGGTTTAAGATCTTGGGTAAGAGCTAACTGGGTTGATATTGCTAATCCAAAAAAAGGTGGTGGCTTTCCCAAGTGTGGTAGGAGTAAAGGAGAGAAAAGACGTAACTATCCTAAATGTGTTCCTGCTGCAAAAGCTAGAGCCATGACACCTGCACAAAGACGTGCTGCTGTATCAAGAAAGAAAACTGCTGAGAGACGACCAAGAAAAGGTAAGAGACCTAACTATGCTAGGACTTAGTTAGTTCGTCAAACTCTTGCCATATTGTTTGATCTAAACCCCAATACCTTTTACCATTAAACTTCATCTGTATTGAATACAGAACTGTTGTATGATCTTGATTAAATATTTTACCAATATCTGTTAAGGTCATTTTATATTTTTCATTTAATATATTATGAATTATATTTCTAGCTCTAACAATATCTTTAGTTCTTTTCTTAGCAAATAAATCTTCTTTCTTAATTTCATATTTTATACAAACTTTATTTAGAACTGAGTCAATTACATTTTGATTTGGTTTTCTAAATTGATAACCAACTATTTCATTTAATGGTTTAGTATTAAATCTTTGTTTTGCAACTTGCTCTACAACATTTGATCTTGTTCTAAGTGCTAATGAATATCCCTCATAAAAACCACCTTTATATAAATTAACTTCATGGTCTGAGAGTAAATAATATGCTTTTTTGTATTGCTTTAAAAAATTGTTACTACCTTTTTCTGCTAAATGTTTTTCGTATACCTCTTTTATTAAAGACATAAATCCCCTATAGTTTTTTTTGTTTTTTTTCAATCATCACGTTAATACTTATCGCATTAACATTTCTTTAGCTCGTTCAATCTTCCAAATTAATCTAAAGCTATCTTTTTCATATTTATTAGCTTTAAATTTGTACTCAAGATACTTACTATGTTTCCTTTCCTGTAAGTCTCTGTACTTTTGGAGTCTTTGTCGTAACTTTTCCATCTTTCTCCTTTTTCACTTTGGTGAAGTCTATCTTTACTGTTGTAACTTCACATTCTACATACTCTCCTTGTGCGTTAGGATCAGCAGCTTTCTCTACTTCATCAAATCTTTCAACCAGTTGAAAACTAGCTTCGCCAGATTTAATTCTTAAATACTTAACCATTTTTATCTCTTTTGTCTATATCTTTTTTGTGTAGGTCAAAGGTCATATCATTATAGATAGATAGGTCGTGATAGTTATCTGCCTTATAACCCTTGGTACTTCTGAATAATTTAAGTGTCATCATAAGTTGACCTACCTGGTGTGGCTTTAATTTTTTTTTCAAATTGGGTGCTAATATTAAGGTAAAAAGCTCTGCAAGTATAGTAAAATTGTATTGATAATCGCCATATTCTTTTTGCCTATCAGCTACAATTCTTTTCTTAATTTCTTTATCAATGTCTGTGATTTTCATTTTAAGTTTTTTATTATGTAATATGCAATGGTAAGACCTATCATAAGACAGATCATATTATAACCAAACATACCTATGCCAAATCCAAGTGTCATTTATTTAAAGGCATGGCAGAAGAAAACAAATAAAGAGGGAGCATTGCCTATAGAAAGGGAAGAGGCAATATGATTCGCTGCTCTGAAAAAAACTTCCGCCACGCCATTCAACCACAAAATCTAAATTAGTATTTGTAGTTAGGTTTGTTATATCCTGATCCTTGACCTTTTGCAAACTTACTCGGTGCAAAAGATGATTGCTGTCCTCTCGGCTTGGCAGATGCTGAACCAGTATTTGATGGTGTTAATCGCACAGTAATTCCACCTGTAGGATTTCCCTCCTCATCAAATTCTTCAAAAGCACATTGGTTGTACCAAGTATCACCTATCTTAGTACCCTTTGTCCAATTTTTACCTTGTTTTTGTGCCTCAATATTAGGTGGTGCAACAAACATTGGTTGTTCTCTACTCTCTCTTTTTTCGTTTCTTACGAGCTTAATGTATAAGTTATTAGTATCGCTCATTTAGTTTACTCCTTGTTGGTTAAGTTTTGTCAAACGAGTTTCCCATAGATCACTTATTGTTCTATATTCTCTCATTGACATTCTGTTAGGATCAAATATCTCTGGATGATCTTTTTTAAAATCACGCAAAGCATAAGCATCATTAATTTTATTAATAGCTGCTTTTATTTGATTTATATTAAACTGATCCATGTCTAGCTTAATATTCTTTTTTCCATTTTGTTTTTTCTTTGGAATTTCTACTACCTTTGTTGCAAATTCTTTTTTTAAATCTTCAACGTATTTATTGTCATCAAACTTACCTAAAAACACATCAGCACTCATACCTAGATGACTAAATGCTTTTGTCATTGCATCTGTCATAGCTTTCTTTGGTGCTTCATCATCTAATCCACCATTCTTTTTAGATAAATTTTGTACTGAACATACTGGTCCATATTCATACCATTTATGATCTTGATAATATTGAACACAAACCTCTGCGAACACCAATCCATCTTGATATTTATATTCAACATTATATTTCCAACCTTTACCTACTGGACCAAATAAATCTGTCATCATTTGTATTTGGTAATGTGCATCAATAGTTGTTAATTCTTTACCACCAAACTTATTAAATTTTGTTGTAAAGTCAGGATTTGTTTTATTTAATGCGTTCCATATTTCCATATTTTTTTTCATGCGTTTAACCCCCATAGCTCTTTTATTGTTTGTTTTTGTTTGTCTGTTGTGTCTTTATAGTGGTAGTAGTGATTAAGGTCTGGCTCTTCTGTTATGTTAGCAAGATCAGATAAATTGCCTTTGCAATATATAATCATCTGCTCCCATCTATAAATTTTATTTGTCATTAAATTAAACTGGTATTCTAAATGATCAGCTCTCATCTTTTCATGTGTATCATCAAATATCATATAATCATCTTCGTTGACTAAAGACAAGAATGGTTTTTTGCCTGTGCATTTATAATAAAAAGCTACTTGTTTCCAATAGTCATCAAATATTAAATCTTCACTTAGCTCTTGTTGTTTCCAATAATATTCATCTTTGTTTTTTCTTTTAAAAAGTTTGCTTGGTTTTACTTTTAACTCATCAAACAAATAAGTTGATTCATAATCAATACGACCAACTATGTCGTGCCATAATTTTTTAACAGATTGAGCAACGTATCTTTCGGCAACAGTCTTTTCATTTTTAAATATTTCTTTGTGGTGTTTTTTTATTTGATTAATTATTCTGTGAGATAAATCGTCAATGTGATCTCTTGCGTATTTATCTTTCTCATCTATAGGTTCGTATTTATTTATATCAGATAGTTCTTGTTGGTATATTTCATTGTAGTTTCTGTTTTCTATTTTAATTTTTTTATCTTTAAAATATCTATAATCACATACTAATCTTTGAGCTGTGTTGTTTGTAAGATTGCCTATTCTTGGTTTGTAATTCATCAAGAACCCATCTCTTTCTTTTGGTGTATGATAACCATAATTAACTATCCACTTTGCAAAAGGCATTGATGAACTTGTTGGAGACCAATGGTCTAATCCTAGACCACCATTTATGTTACAAAAATATTCTTTCATTTGTTTGTTTTCTTTGTTTTACAGCTAATCTAAACGCTTGTCAAATCTTTTATATACTATATATAGATACATAAAGGTTAATAAACAAAGGAGAAAAATGACACTAGCTGAATGGCGAAAAAAACAAGGCATATCACACTACACATTAGGAACTATGCTAGGAATAAGATCAATTAATCCAGCAACAAATAGTCAAAGATATTGTCTGGAGTCAAAAGAAAAAAGATTTCCTAAACCAAAAATGGTAAAGAAGATATTGGAAGTAACTAAAAAAGAAGTATCGCTTGATGATCTTTACAAAGCGTGGTGGAAATATGAAGAAACAAAATAAGTTTAAGTACAAACGAGTGCGTATCTATTGGCAAGATCCGACTTCAAATCCTGAGTGGATGTCTTTAAAAAAAGCACTTGAAGAAAATTATAGTTGGTGTGATGACATTGGCTACTTACTTTATAAAGATCAAAAGAAAGTTATTATATTTGCCTCGCATAGTTTTGATGATGATGGCGAACTAACAGTTGGCAACACTACAGTTTACCCACGATCTGTTGTAAAAAAAATAGAAGTATTAAAATGACAAACTCAAAAATGTTTGAAGAGATAGGTTGTCCTAATGAACTTAAAAAATGTCAAGCTGAATTAAAACGACAAAAAAAATTTATACAAAAACAATCTGATATAATACTTGCTTTGGAAAAGGAAATAGAACTAAAAGATAATATAATTATAGTGCTTAAAAATAAATGAAAATAGTTTTAATAATATTAATATTAATAATGGTTATGGGTTGCACTAAAGTTGATTATAATTTTAACCCTTGGACAACAGTTTTAAATCAGGTTGTAAAACAAAAAATAAAATATTAAATGGCTCGGTATAATTACTTTGGAAGAGGTGATGAATATTCTGAATGGCATAGAAATATACAAGATAATAATCTGGGTTATATAGATTTAGATGTTGTTGAATTTCATAAGACTTGCGGTTGCATATTATTTGTTGCTGAAACTTGTAAATTTAAGGGTAGTTACTACAAAAATACCACAATCACACGCAAGATTGCTAAAGGTCTAGGTTGCAGAGGTTATCTTATCTTTTATATACCTATTGCTAAGCCACAGAGCCACGCAGACGAGCATCTTTGGTATGACCCTTACATGACCTTCAAAATCGCAAGAATAGACCATTTAAACTCTAATTCTGGCTATCAGTTTAGAGATTTTACTGCTGAAGAATGGATTAAACACTTACAAGATATTAGAATAAGGCATAAATGTGAATACAAGTAGAGGTTTCTTACATATTACCTACAAGATTTATCATCATCTTGATAAGTTAGAGGGGGTTCATAAATCTAATTGCTTAAATGTTTTCTTGTCTGTTATGAAGTATGCTTGGAAAAAGAATGGATATGAGGCAAGATTAAGGCACGAAACTATACATAAAGATACTGGTCTATGTAGAACTACGATCAAGAACTGCTTATCCACTCTCAATAAATTAAATATTATTAAATCTTTTAGGGGTAAATCTGGTAAGACTTATATTGTAAATGAAGTATTTTTAAGAGCTGAAAAGTTATATGAACCAACTAAGATAGCCACGACATTTGCACAAGATAGCCACGAGACACCTATATTAGTAGAAACATTACCCATTACTAATATAGACAAAATAATTAGTAAGAATAAAGGAAATCTTGAAGATATAATAGACCATTTAAGTACACTCCCTGCCGATACTTTAAAAAAGGATAAGAATAATATCTATTACTGTAAACTGGCTATTGAAAGAAAAGAAGAACTGGCTCGTCAAAAAAATTTAGTAGATCCTAGAATAATACAAAGGGAATTAAAAAAGATTACAAAAGAAAGGAACTTCGCTTACAAAAGAAAGAAAGAATATAATATTAAACATGGTATTAAGCCATGGGAAAAGTAATGTGTTCATATTGGGTTTTATAAACCATTGTCCGGGGTATATATATATATGAAAACAATTAAACTTACTAAAAAACAAATACAAATACTAAGATCAGCTCTTGGAGAATATGATCAATTTTTATGTACAATAGAACAAGAGCAAATGAATGAAGAGTATAAGCGATTAGGTAGAAACCTACATGATAACTTAAAAAGATTATTTAAAAAGTTATATGGCTAAGATAAAGATACAATGCGAGGCGATAGCTCGTCATTCAGGTAAAAGATGTAGATGTAAGGGGTACTTTACCCCTACATCAAGACGTATGCTCTGCACCTATCATAAAGGTAGTAAATCTTGGGATCATAAGACTAGGAAATATAAAGGTTTATACAGAAACAACAGAATAGATATTCAATCCAAAATAAATATGTTAAAGAACTTAAAGAACTTTAAAAATAAAACAGATGACGAAATTAAAAGCTATATCCAAGACCAAGAGCAAAGAGCTAATACTATCAGATACAGAACTAAATACTTTAATAGATCGTATTCACGATGGCGAAACTCTGTACGAATTGGCAAAAGATTTACGGATCAAATTGACAACGCTATACAAATACTTGGATCAAAACCCAAAGACAAAGGAACGATTTGAACTAGCACAAGAGAGAGGTATCAAGACTTTAGTTGAGAAGATGCTTGTCTTATTTAATAATGATAACCCAGATGTAGATCCTAATATGCTAGTCTTTATCAGAGAGAGAGCTAATTATTTAAAATGGTTAGCACCCAGGGTATCTTCTTTGTTTACTGAAAAGCAAAAGATTGATGTTAAGCAAGATACAACACTCAATATTAAATGGGAAAGTGAACCTGATATGATTGATGTATCAGGTGATATAACTGATATACCACCTGATAATAAAGATTAATATTCTAATTTAGATTCAAAGCTAACTTCTATTTTATTGTAAGGATCTCTATCATGGCAATTTTTTAATTGTAAATATAACTCGCCAAGATCAAAGCAATTATCCTCAAATAAAACTTTCTTTGTTATCTTTGGTGTAGCATACTTAATATGCTTTTTCTTTTTGTGATCGTAATAACTATCATCAACTCTTACTGATGATATTCTCACATTGTCGTAGGTTATCATAGCTTTCCCTTTCTTGTTTTTGTTTATAGTTTCTTATGATTGTCTTTGCCATAACTTTATTGGCACTCATAAGATTTAAGAAAGTTAATCTTGCTAACTCCCTTAAATTTTGTTGCGTTATTTGTTTATTCATTTTTAAAATTTATTTCTCTATCCATAGCAACATTTATTGCTTTTTCTTTACTCTCTTCTCCACTATAACAATGATGAGTACCATTATCATATTCATAAACCATATATTTATTTTTGCCTTTATAGGTGTTATCTTTTTCTACAATAATACAAGGTAAATTATTTTCTTCTATGTGTATTTCGCTTTCCCATATAGTTTCGTAATCCATTTTATTTTTTCCTTTCTATTTTTTTAAAATATTATAGCTCCAAGAATAAAACTAGCAACAGCTATTACTATTTCTGTTCTATATAGTAAGCTCCAAGCTAATAGATCTTGTTTCCATTTTTTATTATTGATAGTTATTTGTTTACCAAAAAAATTGAACATCATTTATTCATCCTCCTTTACTTCAACGATCATTGGGAAAGTTTCAACATCCCATTTGTTTTGTGTTTGTTTTTCTATCTCTTCTTGGCTCATGTTATTAGCTTGTTTTATTGCGTCATCTTTATTTTTTGCGTCAAGATATATTTCATGTCCATAGCTTGTTGACATAATTACTTTATATTTTTTCATTATTCCCCCTTTAATTATATGTCCCTTGATCTATTTCTTTTTTGGCTTTTGAAATTGTATCATATTCAATAGAACCTATTTCCCAAAATGGGTCTTCTTTAAACTCTTTGCATACGATATAATATGGCGTTTCTTTGTTCCACATTTCGCATATTTCAAAACCTTTATATGTTTCAACTGGCATTATTACCCTTTCCTTTATTCTGCATATTCAGGCTCTTTAACTGCAAACCTAACCTCAAATATACCTTGTTTATCTTTTCCAAAATATGCAACAATTTGATTTTTATTTACAAAGTCAATTATCATTTGTTCTACATATTTTCTTGAGTGTATTTCATAATGATTTGGACTATTTTTTATTTGTTTTTTTTTCATTATCCCCCCTTTTTTAGTTTGTTATATGTTCCATAACCGCCAATTAAATTATTCATTTTCATTGGTGTTATATGGTTTGGAATTGGTTTTCTATACTTCAACCAATCTAGCCAGGCTTGTTTATATTTATAATGTTTTATAATATTTATTTTATACATCTTTCCCCCATTCCAAAACTTCTTTTTTCTTGCAATCATCTTGATCTATTATGTGTATTTCTTGAAAATCAATCCCTTTCAATTTTTCTTTGATCCAATTATTTTCAAGCATAACTTCACTAGCTGATTGAATAAACTGCTCCCCATATCCATATTGAAATGGCGTTGCAATCATTAAGTTATTTTGAGTGTTAAGTATTCTTACAGCGTGATAAGTATTACCATTGATATGATCACGCCATTTTTTAGAGTGTATTACATATTTAATCATTGTTTTATTTTCCTTTCTATTGGTTATAACCTAGCTTTTATTTTATTAGCTAATATTTTATTTTTCATATTATCTAAAATATTGTCTAATAAGTAATCTCTAGCGATTTTAGTTATTGGTTTAATATATCCTAATTGATTATGATCATTATATATTAGTTTCATTTCTTTTTTTTGTTGTTCTGTTCCAAAGTTATAAGCAATAAGTAAAGCATTAGAACTATGAAAATTAGTGTCCGTATTACCTTGTAAATTATTTAAAAATTCATCAAAGTATTTTGGATTATTTATATTAAGTGTTGTCATTGTTTTTCCTTTCATTTGTTTAGTGCTTAATTTGTTCTTGCACTCAGCAAGTGATTTATTCATATCTAACAAATTAAACACAATAACCTTTTAGTATAGTTTTATTTTGTTGTCAATCCAAAAAGTATATTTTTTTTGTGTGTGATATTTATGCAACACTTGCAGTTTATAATGATTCTAAAGTAATTTAATTAAAAATAATACTTGCATATAATTATATAATATGTATAAATAGATTAAACAAATGTATAAAAGAGGTATAACAAATGAGTAAATATAAAATAGAATATGGATCTGCTTGGACAAATACAGAAACATTTGAAACAAACGATATGAAAACAGCTATTGAATTGTGTGAGAATGGGACAAATTTACAATATGCTGTTTATATAAATAATAAAAGATATAAACCTATGTCATCATTTGGTAAAAAAATTAATTTAAATGATGAAATAGAAAAACAAAAATTTAATTATTTAATAGATTAATAATAAACAATCAAACCCCTGATAATTAATTTTATTGGGGGTTTTTTTTGTGCGATCCTGGAATAATAATTAAAAAGTTAGTATCATTTTACAAAGCGACAGCGTCAAGCGTTAGCGTTATAATATCGGTCAACAATATTGACCTATCTCTTTACTATAATTGATTGTTATCGGTAATCATAAATTATCAATAGTAATATTACAAGCTATAATCTACATTTTGCAAAAGAACAAAAGGGGTACACCCCATACAGCAGTCGCAGTTATATTTATATATATACATGGGACTCGAGGACACCCTTATCCACAGACACATCTTCATCTTGCCAGACCACCACAAATACACTAGATATGGTATATGAAGGATTTTAACCTAGAAGATATAGAATCAGTTGCTTATGTTGATAAAAAGAACAATGATGTCATAATTAAGTTTGTTGGTTTTCCTACAGAAATATCCTCGCAGCTATTTATTAACTATGTCATGCTTTGTATTAGCTTTGATTTTGAATCAGTTGATGATATGCCTAGCAAGAAGATACACTAGATATGGATATTAAAATACCCTATACACCTAGAAAACACCAAGCATATCTACATAAGAAAATATCAGAGAACAGATGGAATGTATTGGTTTGTCATAGAAGGTTTGGCAAAACAGTATGTATGATCAATCATCTAATTAGGTCAGCATTGCTGTCCAAAAATAAGAACCCTAGGTATGCCTATATAGCACCCACCTTCAAACAGGCAAAGTCTATAGCTTGGGATTATATGAAACAATTTACAGCAAAGATACCTTATACAAAATTTAACGAAACAGAGTTGCGTGTGGATTTGCCGAATGGCAGCAGAATAACATTACTAGGTTCAGAGAACTCAGATGGCTTGAGAGGTATATACCTTGATGGTTGTGTGATTGATGAATACGCAAACGTAAACGAAAGATTGTTTCCAGAAATAATTAGACCTGCACTATCAGATAGAAAAGGTTATTGTGTATTTATTGGTACACCACAAGGCATGAACAATAACTTCTATGAACTATATCAACACGCACAAGGAGCTGATGATTGGTTTAACTACAAGGCAAAAGCTAGTCAAACAAAAATAGTAGATGATGAAGAATTACAAAAGGCAAAAGAGGTTATGGGTGAAAAGAAATACCTGCAAGAGTTTGAATGTGATTGGATTGCTAACATAGAAGGTTCAGTATATTCAGATGTCTTGGCAAAGATGGAAGACCAGAAGCAACTAACAAGAGTGCCATACGACCCAAGTCTACCTGTATCTACAAGTTGGGATTTAGGTGTATCAGATCATTCTGCTATAATATTCTTTCAGCAGTTAGGCAGATCAGTAAACATTATTGATTATCACGAAGAACGAGGTCAAGGCTTACCACACTATGTGCAGATTATTAAAGATAAGGATTATGTTTACAAAGATCATTTTGCACCACACGACATAGAAGTTACAGATTTTAGCAATGGCAAGACCAGAAGAGAGGTCGCCTACCAATTAGGAGTTAGGTTTAAGGTCGTACCAAAAATACCACTAGAAGATGGCATACACGCAACTACAATGACCTTGCCTAGATGTTGGATTGATACTGACCATTGCAAAAAACTAATAGATGCGTTAAGACATTATCACAGGAAGTATATTGATAAGAATAGAATGTTCAGATCAAAACCTGTACATGATTGGAGTTCACACGCTTGTGATGCTATGCGTTACTTGTCTGTCGGACTACAAGAAATTAATACTAGACAATCAGCTCCACAAAGTGTAGCAGATAATGAATACAGGATTTTATAATTATGGGATCATTATTTAAACCAAAAATGCCACCGCTACCACCAGTTCAACCTTTGCCTGAACCACCTTCAGCAGAACTATCACAAGAAGAAAAAGACAGAGTGGCGGCAGAGCAAAGAGCAATGGAAAGAAAACGTAAAGGCAGAAAGTCTACAATTTTAACTGGACCATTAGGTGTCGAAGAAGAAGCTGAAACAGAAAAGAAAACTTTATTAGGATCATAGTATGGGAGGAGCAATACCAAAACCTTTTAGATCTAGCAGACCCACTCCTGCACCTACTCCAACCGCACCTGAAGTTTCACAAGCTACAGCAACTGCAATGGATGGTTATGATGCAAGAAAGACTAAAGCTAGAGGTAGATCGACTACAATCTTAACAGGACCTAGAGGAGTTGAAGAAGAAACACCTACATTGGGTCGTAGAAGTTTATTAGGAAGATAATGGCAAAAACAGATTTAACAAAAGGATTACTATCCAGATTTGATAGATTGCAAGGTCAAAGAGAAAACTGGGAAACTCATTGGCAAGAAGTTGCAGACTATATGCAACCAAGAAAAGCAGATGTAACTAAACGAAGAGCTAGAGGTGATAAAAGAATGGAACAAGTCTTTGACTCATCACCAATACAAGCAGTAGAACTTTTAGCTGCATCACTACATGGTATGCTAACAAATCCATCTACTCCTTGGTTTACATTAAGATTCAAAGATGAAGAAATAGAAAATGATGACGAGGCAAAACTTTGGTTAGAAGCATCTACAGATGCAATGTATACAGCTTTTAACAGATCAAACTTTCAACAAGAAATATTTGAATTGTATCACGATCTCATCACGTTTGGAACTGCTGCAATGTTTATTGAAGAAGATGATGATGACATTATTAAATTTTCAACAAGACACATCAACGAAGTATTTATTGCAGAAAATGACAAAGGTAGAATAGATACAATCTATAGAAAATTTAAAATATCAGCTAGAGCTGCAATACAAAAATTTGGCGAAGCAGTATCTGCGGATGTGCAAACAAA